AAAGACCCATCCAAGGGCAGCGCGGCAGGCCGGCGCCGCTGGATGGGCCAAGTATCCAACCAGCCCGTGGTACTGCTAGAGGCAGACCGCAACGACCCCAACGCCGCCAGCAACGGCCGCCCCAAAAAGGCTTACGACTGGGACGAGCTCAAGCCCCTGTACAACGGCGGCAGCCTGGGCGTCACCGGCGTGAAGACCGCCGGCAATGAAACCTACGAACCGCCCTTTCGGGGCAGCATCGTCATCAGCCAGAACGCCGCTGTAAGCGCGCACGAGGCGATTCTCACCCGACTGGTGAAAGTGCTACTGCTACGCCCCGAAGCAACCCCAGCGAGCCGTCAGGCCGCCGCAGAGCTAGAACAAATGCAGGTAGAGCAGCTCAGCTACTTCATGGTCAAGGTTATGACCCAAGAGCAGGCGCTGATGGAGTGCTTTACCAAGGCTTTCCGGGGGCATGAAATTGTCCTGCGCGGCGTTAAAGAGATCCGCGTTGAACGCATCATCAAAAACCACGCCCAGCTGATGGCCCTGATCGACTGCCTGGCCTTGGTCTGCCCGCTCACCCAGCAACAGATCAACGACTGCCACGCCGAGTGCATCAGCATGGCCATCGAGCGCCAGTTCGCCATCAGCGCCGATCACCCCGGCGTGGCCCAGTTCTGGGATGTGTACGACTACCTCGAATCAGAGCGTGAGGACGGCGTGGTCAACCACCACCGCGACGAAGGCCTGATCGCCATCCACATCAACGAGTTTGTGCGCCTGGCCGCAGAACACCGCCAGGAGCTGCCCAGCGCAAGCGACCTGCGCAACTGGCTACCCGACAGCAGCAGCCACAAGTACCTGGGCCAGCGCTCGGTCAACAGCCGGATCCGCGAGCGGCAGAACCAGCACCGCTCAGGCTTCGACAACCTCAAGCCCGTCACCGTCCGGTGCTGGGTGTTTGAGAACCCCAACCGGCGCGGCAACGCCGGCAACCCCTGAAAGGAGAGCACCATGCAACCCAACCACCGTACTCAGAACCTGGCCAGCCTGGCCGGCAGCGCGCTGCTGATCGCCCTGCTGATCACCCTCGGTTATTACGTCCCGGATGCTGTAGTCGCCCTGGCCCACAACTGACCAAGACCCCGGCGCGGCAACGCCGGGCATCGAAAGGAGAGCACCATGCAAACGACACAACCCGCATCAACTGCTCAGTTGAGCAAAGCCCAGGATCTCTACCAGAAAATGCAGGTAATGCAGCACCAGCGCGCTGCTGTGCAGGTATCCGGCCTGCCGGCACTGCGCCGCCTGGTCGACGTTGCCCGCCGTGACACCGGCCAGAGCGCTGTGGTCGCTCGATTTCTATTGGCCCTATACAACGGCCCGGCCTACCCCTTCACCCTCACGGATCTACGTGGGCTGGATCAAGAGATCCACAGCGACTGCATGGCCGTGCTGATCATGGATTGGGCACCGGAGCGAGAGGTGCACGAGATGATTGAGGACGGCCACAGCATCTGGCAGGGCCTGATTAAACGCTGGGCATAACCCAGAAACGAAAAAGCCCCGGTGAGCGGCAACTCACCAGGGCCAACCACTGTAAGGAGAGCACCATGCAAGCACAGCAACCCAACAGCAGCACAGCCGAGGTTATCACAGGCAAGGCACACCCGTTTTACGCGGGCAGTTACGGCGGGCATGACTGTTATGCTCAAACCGTCCCAGACCGCCTGGAAATGGTGAGCCGGTTTGATCACGCTACATGCCAGCAAGCCCTGCAGCTTTCCCCTATGCAAAAGTCGGTGGTAACCGCACTAGAACGTCGCATTCGCCAGTTGGAACGAGAGGCCAAGCGCACTGATGAAAAATGAGCTGCACAACCCGCTATTGGAGTGCGAGGCGCGCGACTGGCTGCGCCGCGGCTATACCACCACACAGCGGGTGGCAGAACTGCAGGAGCTGATTACCAGCAAACGCGGCGCAGCTGCCGCCAGGTGCCTGGTTGAAGAGATGCGCCGGCAGTGGCAACGCCGAAGCGAGTGGTTCAAGTAAGAAAACAGCGCGGTATTTTCTCGGCCCCTGCAGGGGCCGTTTTTATGCCGAGCGGTTAATGTGACTGCATCAAAAAATAGCGTGGGGACGCAATGGCAGACGGTGTAGAGGTACGCGGCAACCGCGTGCGTGTGTATTTCCGGTACCAGGGGGAGCTGTGCCGGGAGTCAATCGGCGGCGAAGCAACGCCAGCCAATATCGCAAACGCCCAGCGCCTGGTGGGCACCATCAACTACGAGATTCAGCAGGGCGTTTTTAACTATGCCCGCCACTTTCCCAACTCGCCCAAAGTAAAAACCAGCACGCTCGGTTATTACCTTGATCTGCTGCTAGACATTAAGCGCAATGAAATGTCGGCATCCGGGTACCGAGGCCATGCGTCAAAGGTGAAGAACCATATCCGGCCGCAGTGGGGCGATAGGCAGGCAGAAAGCATAGAGCACATTGAAGTAACCGCCTGGGTGCAGCAGATACTGATGGCCAAGCTGCACAACAAGACGATCCGCGACATCCTCAACATCATGCATCAGACCTACAAGCTGTACCGCTCGCGCAACCGGTCTGCACACGACCCGACTACGGGTATAACTATCAAACTGCCCGATACCGAAGAGGTAGACCCGTTCACCAAGGATGAAATCGACAAGATCCTAACACCAGACCCGGATCTGCAGCAGGAGATTAACCTCGCGCAATTCATGCTGTGGAGTGGCCCCCGCGTGTCTGAGGCAATATCACTGGCATGGGAAGACGTCATTGATCTGAAGGCAGGCATCATCCGCTTTCGTCGCGGTCAGGTGCGCGGTCACTACAAGGTCACTAAAACCCGGAGATCTAACCGCGAGCTCAAGCTACTCAAGCCGGCACACGACGCCCTGCTCGCACAATGGAAACTGACAGGGCATCTGCCGCCGGTAGAGGTAGCCGTCACGGATCGTGACAACCGCACAGTGCGCAAGCACCGCCTGAGCTTCGTATTTCATAAAACCACGACGGCTGCGGCCTGGACCAGCTCAGACGTGCTGCTCAAAAATTGGTGGGTGGGGCATCTCGAAAAACACGGCGTCCGGTACCGTAGCCCGAAAAACTGCCGGCACACCTTCGCCAGCCAGATCCTAAGCACCGGTGTTGCGCCGGTGGAATGGATCGCTGAGTACATGGGCCACACCACCACCGCAATGATCCACCGCCACTACGGCACCTGGATACCAAAGCGCGCCCACGACCAGCTCGACATAATCGCCCAAGCCCTAAATTACTGAGCCCCAGCAACGCAAAAAGCCGCCCAAAAGGCGGCTTTTTCACTTACAGAATTCCCTATATGTTCCCAAATAGTTCCCTTTTCAGGGTTTTCAGCGGGCCAGCACTAGGAAAATCAACAACTTATATGGTGCGGACGGAGAGACTCGAACTCTCACACCTCGCGGCGCCAGAACCTAAATCTGGTGTGTCTACCAATTTCACCACGTCCGCATAACACTGGAACAAAAATGCCAGACCGGCAGCCTGGCATTCTCGAAGAATAATGGGGTGGACGATGGGGATCGAACCCACGACAACAGGAGTCACAATCCTGTGCTCTACCAACTGAGCTACGCCCACCACTACTCACTTCACTGCAACACTACTCCACACCTTCGCGCAATGGCGCACCCGGCAGGACTCGAACCTGCGACCATCCGCTTAGAAGGCGGATGCTCTATCCAGCTGAGCTACGGGCGCCTGTTGCACATACTAGATGATGAAGCATCATCGGCATGTCCGAGTGACCTTTTGTGACGATCATTCGGGGGAGCCTGGTCGCCTTCCAAACCGGTATCGCTGTGTTTGTGAAGCGGGGCGAATAATACTGAGAGCACTGCTCCACGTCAACGCCGGAAGCTGATTTTTTTAATCAGAAGAGGAGCTTAACGCTTATCAGCTCGGCATTTGCGCAAACGCTGCCGGGCATTTACTGCAATTGCACGACGGAATCGTGATCGCCCTTTTGCCTGCAGCCCCCGCCGTGCGACAATGCCGCCAATTTTATCTGCGTCAGGAACCCCATGAACGCCCAGCTCATTGATGGCAAGCAGATTGCTGCCAACCTCCGCAAGGACATCGCCACCAAAGTAGCCGAACGCCGGGACAGCGGACTGCGCCTGCCGGGTCTGGCCGTCATTCTGGTCGGCAGTGATCCGGCCTCCCAGGTCTACGTTTCCCACAAGCGCAAAGACTG